TCTTTTAAACTTTGACCTTCTTCTGCCATGGCTTTGAGGGATTTGTTTTCCTCTTCATATTTGGTTGCCAATTCCTGCCAATTTTCCTGTTCCTTGAGTTTATTCTCAGATTCAGTTTTGATCTGAGTCTCAAGTTCCTGAACCCTTGATTCACTCTCTTGCGCCCTAAGTCGATATTTCTTCGACTCTTGTATTAACCCACCAACATCAGGTGCTTTTGTGGTTAGGTCTTGTGACTCTACTGTCACATCTTCGCTTGCCCCGGTCTGGGCGATCTCTTGATCCTTCATAGTATTTCCTTTTTAGGTAATTTCTTGATATTATTAGCAATCTCTCTTACATAAGATTTTAGTATGCTCTCTTCTACTTCAGGATGGACGACACGATCAGGCTTAGTAATCGGCCTATGATATCTACTTTTCAGATACTTACCCTTATCGTCTGGCCCAAGACCAGAGTGATATATTGCCTTGTGCCCATGCTTCCCACTTACCCCAAATGTGAAACCATCCTTTGTAGCCTTTGTTAATTTGAAACTACTTGGGTTAAGCATTCTTCCTGTTAATGATAAATTTGGTATTCTTGTAGCGTACTTGTCTTTTAAACCAGGAATCTCTCCAGATGTCTTCTGAACCATATACTTCAATGTGTATGGTGCCATATCTCCCCCTGTAACATCTTTCCCACTTCTAAGAAGTTTTCTCGTCTTATTTACAGACCGCTTCCCGAGTTTCTCGTGGAATTTTTTACTCATTCGAGTAATCTTCCTGAGTTTATCCTCGAATCTCATAATACTCCTGAAGTGTGATAGGCTTTCGTTTGAAATCTTTCTTCATACCACTCGCCCTCTTGCTCTTACCCTTGTCAATCACACCCTTACCCCACTTATGTCTACAGTTTATCCCACCACCATCGGTTAATGCACCTGGATACGCAGATTCTATCTGAGTGGCAGTCATTGTGCCACTTGATAGCATTTCGATACATATAGGGCGTGTTTTCTCATCCAATGGACCAATGTATATCAATCGTTGATTAGGGTTCTCTTCGAGCATTGCAGAAGTGACTGCACGAGAAAAGGTTGCCATGGTTGTTGATATCATTCGCTCAGTAGCACTTGGGAGTAAAGAGATATTCCGCTTCACTAATTTTCTGATAGATTTCAAATCCAACCCTCTGGAGACACCAGATGCGAGGGATGAACGAATGGTGTCGCCAAGACTACCTATGTAAGTCGTAATAGAGGATTGGAACATATTTCTAAGGGCTCTTAGCTTTGATTCGCTAATCCCTGCGAACATAATGGTTTCATCAAGTAATAGATCCATACTTGACATAAAGCGACCAATAGCAGCCTGCATCTTGAGGTCTTGTAAAAAATAATCGGTAATTGAGACAATCCCCAAGGCAATGAGAATCTCCTCAGTTGTAAGCCCCTCATCCTCAAGTTCTTTTACATCACTTGAGAATTGATCAATCGCCTGATCTAAAGAATCTTGGAACTCATCGACTGCTTGAACGATAAGTTCATCCATTATTCCTCAGTCTTTTTAGTAGAGCATTCCCCTCTTCGGCTTGACCTTCCTGCTCTGCTGCTTTAAGCCTATTTGTCGCCTCTTCTTCTGAAAGGTCTGGGTCTTTCATCATAAGATAATTCACCTTTGAGTCAAGTCCATTATTCCATAGCCACTCGTAATAACTCATCTCATCCCTCGGGCTTAATGGATATGTAGGCTCTGCAAAATCAACAGTATAATCATCACCAACATTCACATTCGATCTGGTCTCAATAATCCGCTTGTCTACCTGGAACCGCCTTCGCTCCCAAGGTCTCCATGTATCTTCTGTGGATGCGGAGCGTTCTTCAACATTCTCCATCTCCTGGACACGAAGGGCATCTCCACTCGGTGCGTTACCGTGTTCGTCTGCCCATTTAATCCTTAGATGATTATTGGAAAGCGTTGCACTTACCATAAACTTCACAGAATTAATGATATCATTTAAGTTACCCTGCGGTGCGGTGACTCCGAAGTTTGCCCCTTCTGGCAAATATAGAATTTTATCAGTTCCGATTTCGATGCGTGATGCATCATCTACACCAGTAATGAACTTGATTCCAATGGCCCCGAACCGAATAGCCAATGCTAATTCTGTCATAGCCACAGAAACCGATAGGTCAGCCTTAATAACATCCTCGGCACCATTCACCCACCAATCCCTTATAATCGGACCCCTGCTACAGAAAGTAACAGGCATTATCCCATAGGGGTTGATATCTCCATCGTTATAATGAATAACCTCACCTCTGCCTGTCATACCAAAGTGCCTCGCAGCCATCCCATCTACTTCATTGGTCCAAACAACGAATTCCTCATTCTCAATTCTCGCATCTCCATGATTCTGTAATGCATATATGACACCAAATGGTTCTTGGCTCCCCTTTTGAAAGAGGGGCTCAAAGAATGAAAGATTATCGTATTTAACCTTCTGCGAGGGCTCATCCCATCTGCTTCGGAATGCCATTGTGCCTAAAAGAAATGTGAGAGACTCTAAGTTTCTACGCTTGGAGTTCAAATCATCCACATCAATAGAATTGAGATAATTATCGGATGCCCTCATCTTAGGCGGTTTCTTAAAAGCTAATGAACGAGCCTTTGCTACACGCCTCGATAAATTCTGTTGGAAAATTGGAACTTGGTTTAAAGTTTCAGTCCCGAAAAACTTTTTAACATAATACTCAATATTTATCCCCTCATAGAAATCGAGCATCATCTCACGGTCTTTAGTTCGCTCGGTCTCTATAGTGGCTAAATGGCTTGATAAAGTGTCTACTACTGCACTTGCACTTAAATCTTGTATAATCACCAGTTTATAACTCCTGCTTGTCTTCTCTTAATACCAAATCGGTTTACGAAGAAATACCGCATTGCATCACAAAAATGGTCATTTCTCCCATCTTTGAGTGGTTCCTCTTTCAATCTTTGATCCCCCTTCTTTTCTGGGTATCTGTAGTTATCCACGGATTCGATGGCCCCCTTACACCTCTCTGAGAAAAATATATGCGGTTCCCCATCTGAATCCTCAAACCAAGAACGCACCATCGATACACCACTCGCTATATTTCGTGATAGCCGGTCCGTCTTATACCTGACACGGATACCCTTCCTTCTAAATTGTTCAATATCCCCAATACCACTCTGTGCCTGAACACCGCCCCCTGCAGGATCACCATAATAGGCAATGGTTGGATACCGCTTTGCCTTTATCATCTCAGCTAAGACCTCAGTCTTAATGTTCTCCTCGTGGCAAATCTCATCAATCACATAGACTTTCGGCTTGTCGTATCTGTCGTCCACTTGGAACCATCCAACCGCAGGCATTCTGTATCCGAAGTCGATTGAGCAGTAGATGGGTAGATCGGGGTTGTATTCCAATTCCTTTTGGACATGGACTTCTCGCTGCATTGGGAAACATTTCCCTGCGTAGGTCTCAAACGAAGCCAAATACTCTTGAGCAAAAGTCTCATAAGTCAGTTCCTTCTTAATCTGGTCAACATCATCCAAAAAATATGGAGAGTCAGTCGATGGATGTTGCCATGATTCCCAATCTTGAAATTCAGGGTCTCCACCACGAACCCAAAGATCGTACAGCCAATTAAACCCCCTGGGTGTCGAAGTAAACAATGCCCACCCATTGCGATCTGATAAAGTCGGCCTTAGATACTGCTCCCAAGTAATCTTCTTGATACTCGCAGCTTCATCAATAACCATGTAGTCAAGACCCTCACCTACAAGTGAATCAAGGTTGTCAGCAGACCGAATTGACAGTTCGCTGTTCAACCCTGCGATCTTGATGTAATACAATTGCCCTGAGATTTCCTTTTTGGCTGCTACAGGCAACCTTAAAGTCATAATAACATCCTGTTTTAAGATACGAGCGATCTTATCGCACATATCATAATTGGGTGCTACAATCCAACCTCTCGTGTTGGGTGTGAGCAAATAAGGTAATATCTCCCTGGCTGCGCCAAAGGATTTACCTGATCTTCTTCCCTGGATATTTACACGAAATCTCGAATTTGATGAATGGATGGCCTTTTGGTTCTTAGTGGGCTCATATCCTACTAACTTCCAAACCTTCTCACGATTTATTATTTTCATTGGTAGTGGCTTCCTCGAATGCTTTCTGTATCGGGGATTCCTCAAAACCACACTCCCTCAAGACCGCTTCAAGGTTTCCTGCTAACTCTAACTCATTTTTGTCAGACTGACCTAAGTATTGCTTACCTAAGAAAATGAGAAGTGCGGTATTGCCCTGTTCAGCGTGTTTCCATTGGAGTTGTCTAAGCCTGATCTTCATCTGCTCCTTACCCACCTTAATCTCCGTATGAAACTTCTTTCGGATTGTGGATTCGTCTACTGAGAAAAATCTTGCTATTTCTGTTAATTGGCAACCGAAAGAGGCAAGCATCTGCACCTTATTGGCATCAACTTTTCTTAGCGGTTTTGTACGCCTTTTTTTCTTTTCCATATCACTTATTATCAGCATAGGCTACAGAGTTGAAGAGAACTCCGCATTTCTTGATGCATCGTCGCCAATATGTCTTCGCACTCGATACACTAACGCCTATCTGTTCAGCGATCAATGGGAATGAGTGATTCCTTAGTCGCATCATGAATACTTCCTTTTCCCTGGATGAGAGTTGGTCGTAAGCCCTGTGAGCTGCGAGTTGATACCATCTGAGGTCTTTGGCTATTAAGCCACTTCTGAATGCAGTCATTTTCTCCGAGAAATCATTGGCGAGTTCTACGGATTCTGCGAGGGTTTCGAGAGATTCTTCGGTTATCCAATCCATTGTGTTATTTCCTTTGTAACAACTATTGTTGCAAAAGAGGGGAAAATTTTCAGAGCCGATGGGGAAAGAGGAGCCTGGTCATCCTTGGTGTGCCCATAAAATTAGGACCAATGTAAAATCATTCCTAATAAAATTGGGGGTAATT